CTGGACAATTGGATGGTGTACTGCCCCGAACTCCGCACATACCTGAATCTCAAGCAGGTAGAATACAAATACAAACTGCTTGATGTTGTGACAAAGCATGCTACAGAGCAAGGAGATGTGAAGATTGCCATGTGGCTCCTCGAAAAGCATTACGGCAATGAGTATGACTCTTCTCTGAAAAAAGACCTCGCTAAGATGAACAGGAACGACGGAGACGATGTTGTAGAGATGGCGTTCGCCTTCGTGCGTCGTGCCAGCTCTAATACCATGCCTGTTCACCTGCATGCAGGAGAGAAAGAAAATAGGGAGGGGGTTAAAGTTTATGACTTAGAAAAAGACCTAGCTTGACAGATTGATAAATGTATTTTATAAAACATGCAAGTACTTGATACAGAAACTTCGAAACAAATAGCAGAGCTTACTGAAAAGCTCAAAGACCATAAGTGGCGTTTAAACAACCTCTACTTCATTCGTGATGAACGGGGTAATAAGGTGCAGTTCCAGCTGAATGAGACGCAGGAGTGGCTGTGTGACAACATGTGGTACATGAACATCATTGTGAAGGCTCGACAGCTGGGGTGTACCACCTTCTTCACCATTTTCTATCTTGACCAAGTTCTCTTCTCGGAGAACAAGATTGCTGGAATCATCGCCCACCGTCAGGAAGACATGAAACGTATCTTTCGTGGAAAGATTCTCTTTGCTTTAAAGAACCTACACCCATGGATGCAGAAGTATATTGGGGAGCCAGTGATTGAAACAGCGAACGAACTGACATTTAAGAACGGTGGGGAGATATTCGTGTCGATGACCACTCGTTCGCAGACACCGAACTTCCTCCATATTTCTGAGTATGGGTACATTTGTGCTCACACGCCCGATAAGGCAGAGGAAATCCTACATGGAGCCATCAACTCAGTCCACGCAGGGCAGATGGTGAGTATCGAATCAACAGCGGAAGGGCGTGAAGGACACTACTATCGCCTCGCAATGGATGCGGAGAAGAAACGAAAGGAAGGACGAGCGCTTACACCGCTTGATTTTAAGATTTTCTTCTTTCCTTGGTGGAAAGACCATCGCTATACACTTAAAGAGAAAGACACAAGTGTGCTCACGAAGGAGTACAAAGACTATTTTCAAACACTTGAAGACAAGTATGCGATTAAACTTAATGCGGGACAGCAACTCTGGTATGTGAAGAAGAAGGAGATGATGGGTGACGGTATCTTTAAGGAGTTCCCTGCTACGTTGGATGAGGCATTTGCGGTGACGCTCGAAGGTGCCTACTACGCCAAAGAGATGGCACGTGTATACCAAGACAGACGTATTGGCTTCTTCCCTGTTGACCCACTGTTTGATGTAAATATTGCGTGGGACTTAGGAATGAACGACCAGAACGTACTTATCTTCTATCAGGAGATTGGGCCTGAAATCCGTTTCGTTGACGCCTACAGCAACAGTGGCTATGGGCTAGAACATTACGTAAACTACATCAAAACAAAGGGCTACCGCCTCGGAAAGAACGTGTTACCGCACGACGTTGCGGTACGTGACCTGTCGACAGGTATCAGCCGTGAGCAGTTCCTATGGGACTTAGGACTTCGTAATACGATTGTTGTGCCAAAGAGCGGAATTGCTGACGGTATCGAAAAGGTGCGTCAACTCTTCTCTCGGTTCAGGTTTAACGAGGAGACGACCAAAGCGCTCACTGATAGCCTCTACAACTACCGCCGAGACTTCGATAAGAACAACGGTGTGTGGAAGAATACCCCACGACACGATGAGAGTTCCCACATCGCTGACGCAATCCGAACGATGGCAATGGCACACCAAGAAACATTGATGATGGAAGGTGATGGGGGGGTTAACATACAATCTTTCTTTTAATGGATAAAATTGATAAAAAAACAAAGAGTAAGGATTACTACCTTAGAAATAAGGAGAGAATTTTGGAACAAGGTCGTGTTTATTATAAAAAAAACAGACAAGCAAAAATTGCTTATTCAAAAGCATATGCTTTAAAAAATAGGCAACAAGTGCTTGATAAAAAGAAAACATACAATGCCGCAAACAAAGACAAGACTAAAGAATATTATATAAATAATAAGGGTAGGATTTTGTCTCTACTTAACGATAGGGTTAAAAAAAGAAGGAAAAACGATATAAATTTCAGAATCGCATCGAACTTACGGACTCGTTTATGTCGTGCGATTGATGCAAACTATAAAACTGGTTCCGCAGTATCTGACCTTGGGTGTAGTGTGGCTGAGTTAAAGTCTTACCTAGAAGACAGGTTTCAAGAAGGTATGTCGTGGGACAATTGGGGGGTGAACGGTTGGCACATAGACCACGTAATACCACTCTCGTCTTTTGATTTAACGAACAAAGATGAGTTTAACAAAGCGTGTCACTACACGAACTTGTACCCACTTTGGGCTGTTGACAATAGAAGAAAAAGTAACACTACTGGTGTATAATAATGTGACATGTCATACATAGCATTTGCACAACCAGTCTCGTATGAAGGAAGTGTGATTCCTAATCCTATTCGCCAGAAGCCGTCTAAAAATGATGTTGTAGAACCAGACTACACACCAAGAGAGGTACAGTATCGCAATTATCTTATTGGAAGACTGAACGCTGCACAAGAAGCGCGTGACCAAAAGCACGCAGAATTTAATGGTAAAACATACAAGCAGTATTACGAGGCGAACGAAAAGATTGCAAATACTTTTATAGAAGTTCCGAAAAACAAGACAGAGGCTCCACTCGCAACAGGAACGATTGAAGGAAAGTTCCATACACTCCTCGCGCACATTTCAAACATGAACCTCACGCCAGAGGTACAGGCATTTGATAGAAACAATATGTCTCTCATTGAGCTTGGGCAAGCGTTCACCGACGTCATGGCCGTTGTGAGTGAGCACGATGGCGGTGACGATGGTGGTGACAAAGAAAAGAAGATGCTTCGTCAGAACGAACTGCTTAAGCAGGGTACTGTCTTCGTTCAGGAAAACTGGATTACGAAATTTGAAGTAAAGAAGAAGCTAAAGAAAAAGTACAACGGTGAGTTCAAAAACTTTGCGGGATACACTGAGAAGCTTGAGAAAGTTTTTGAGGGATGTTCACGAGAGATGTTGTACGGACTCAACGTGTACCTTGGTGACATCACCGCATTTTCTATAAACGACCAGCCGTACATATTCACTGTAGAACAGATGTCATACGACATGGCAGAGACATTGTATGGAACATTCGAGAACTGGAAATTCGTTCGCCCAGGATGTCCTGATAAGAGTGGTACTGATACAGGTACTGGCTCACGAACAATTTACGATTCAAAGTTCCGTATCTCAGGTGTTAAAGATAGTCAGGTTGAAATCATAAAGTACCAAGACCAGCCACACGATGAGTTTATGATTATGATAAACGGCATCTTGATGCTTCCGCCAGGGTTTCCTCTTTCTGAGGCGACAGCTGCGGGACGATACAACATCACGAAGCAAATACTTTACGTCATTAACGCACAGTTCGCGTATGGAAAATCATTCGTCTCTTCAGGAGCAGTCTTCGAGCTATCAAGAAGTCTTGATAACATGCTCCGACTCTTCGACCTCAAAACACGAAAGAGTATTACTCCACCTTACGTCAACACAACCAATAGAGTTATTCCTTCACGTGTCCTCGACCCAGGGAACATAACGATGGGTATTCCTGCTAATGCGCTACAGGCGATTGGGCAGGAGTCACAAGGGGTTACTTCTTCTGAGTATCAAATCTTCAAAGAGCTTCAAGAGGAGATTGAGAAGAGCACCATTTCAAATATCTTCCAAGGACAGTCTGCGAAGAGCGGTGCGACAGCGACTGAGATTATTGAAGTACAACGACAGGCGAAACTTACGCTTGGTCTTATTGTTGCTGCGTGTACGTTGCTTGAGGTTAAGTGCGGGTACCTCCGTCTTTGGAATCTTCTCGGTAAGTGGATGGAACCAATCGGTACATACAACGATGGCTCGAACAGATATCGTAACGCAAGTCGAAGGACAACAATTGAAGGATATGGTCTTGGTGAACGACGCATCATTCCTATTGATGGAGCACTCCCTTCACCAGAGGCCGTTCGTATGCTGTCTCTCTCAGAAGAGAGTACGTATGGATTTCCTGTACGACGCATGTACTTGAGTCCAAAGGTTCTCCGTGAGGCTGAAATACATTGGTACATTACTGTTGAGGCGAAGGAAGACCAGTCATCATCATACTTCAAGCTCATGTTCCGAGAGATGATGGGAGATGCGATGTCACTCCTACAAGCTGGCGCACAACTTAACATTGATGGAATCAGTGACGAGTTCAGCAAGGTGTACGGTGTCGACAAGGGAAAGATTTTCGGTGGCGGTACAGATATCCCAGCGATTCCTCCTGAAGCTCAGGTTGAGATGGGCGGAGCGGGGAATATGGGCGGGGTGCCACAAGCACCGTCTGGCAAACAGCCACAACCGAAACCAAAGGTAACAGCTTAAACATAAAAAACATTGCATGAAGAACTTTTTTAAAAAACTAATATTGCTCATTCGAGGTCAGCTTCCTGACTACAATGAGTACATGGTGCGAGTAGTCGGCATCACATCAGAATTACGTGAAGCCAATGAGCGTGTTCGATACCTTGAGGGAATCCTTAAGGAGAATATTGAGCGCACGGGTATGCCAAAGATTTACGTCTCTGGTTTTGATAGTACTGACCACGAGCCGACTGATGCGAAGGAGCGTCTTGTCTACGCAGGGCAGGTCAGTTCCTTCTATGAAGAGATACTGCGAGAAAAGATACGGGTGAGTATTGCTGATATACGACAAGCATTGGCTGCCGTGGGCACTGGATTAGGTCTTCCGCAAAACATGACACGTACAGAGTATGACTTCCTCTTACGTGGCATGGAAGCAGGGCTGTGGAAGATACATGATTGGGCTACCATGTTGCAGGGGGAATTACAAAATAAAGAATAACATTCATTATGAAAGCATTTGATAAGGATGGTAAGGAGATTGATGTCTTCTCACAAGAAGAACTTGATGCGAAGCTGAAAGAAATTACCGATAAGGCCGCCAGTGATAAGGCGGAAGCAGACGCAAAAGCAGCGGCAGATAAAGCCGCAGCTGACGCGGCGGCAGCGGCTGGTGGCGGAAACGATGAAGTACCAGCATGGGCAAAGCCGATTATTGATACTGTAAACTCCCTAAAGAGCAACCATACCCAGACGTATGTTGAGAAGGTTGCAACAGGTCTCGATGCTGACAAACGAAAGCTTGTTGAGACAAAGTTTGCTGGACTTACTGGATATGAAGAGACACCAGAAGGAATGGCTCGTCGAGCAGAGGATGCGTACCTCCTTGCTACTGGTGAAAAATTTAACGCTGGTACGGTAAACGTTCAGAATCTTATGAGTTCTGGCAATGGTGGTAGGACTCATACTGAGAACAAGGTCACGACTGAGGCCGACAAGGAAATTCAGAGTGCTCTTGGCATTACTACCGCAGACGTTGAAAAGTTCACTAAGAAAAATTAATTATGAATACAAAATTAAAGCCATCAGAAACAGGAACAGAGGCAGTCGTTCGGACTGACGAATTTAGTACAACACCAAATCCTGTAATTGCGGAGCAGAATACTACTGCACCAGCAAAGCCAGAATCAGCAAAGAAGAAGAAGGTCGAGGTTGATGCTGATGTACTTGATGCAATTCTTAAGGACTTGAGTGAACTTAAGGAGAAGCAGGGGCAATTTGAGCAGACAGCACCACAAGACCAGATTCGTAAAATTGAGGCGATGCGTGCTTCTGGTAAGCTCGTGAAGTCAGTGAAGGTTCGTTTCGTTGATGAGAAAGCTGTTCTTGGGTGGAAGATGGTAAAGAACGAGGCATACGTATCAAACGGAAAGCTTATTGAGGAGCAGGTGTTCAAAGTCTTCTTTGAGGACGGTTCAGAGCAGGAGATGTCGCTCCTCATGTTCACACGCAACGCTATCTACAAATCATACGAGGTAATCAGCGAGGCGAAGACACAAACAGGAGACATCATGTTTACTGTTGTAATGGAGGGAGGAAAGCAGGTGCTCATTAATTCTAAATACATCAACTAACCAACATGAATATGTCACTTGAACTTATAGGAAAATTTATTGGCCCAGATGAGATTGTCTCTTCCCAGCTCGCGGAGTTTAAGACACCATCAGGGAAAGATGTTGTAGAAGTTATCTTCAAGAATGGTCGGAAGAGAATCTACAGTGTAGAGTCACTTGAGTACATTGTTACAGATACAGAGTCAGACTACACAAGCGTACAGCAGAAGCACCTCACGCCAGTCATCCGAAAGGTACTCAATGTACTTGCTGAACACGACATCAAGAATGGTGATGTTGAAATGTTCTTCAAGATGCTTGCAACAAACATTGACCTTGCGTTTGGTCGAGCAATCAACTTCATGTGGTTTAAGGATGACAAGGAGTTTACTCCTGGGTTCGACCCACAGTACGACGTATCACTCCTTATGGCGCACCGTGTTATTACTACAATGCCAGACCGAGTAGAAGAAAAGAAAGATGTCAGCACTACCTGAAAACATTAAAGAGTCAGACATTCTCCCTCTTCGCCAGCAAGAGATTGATTTAATCTTCCTTCTCAGGAAGCGGTACCGATTTGGTAACGTTGAGATTGTGATGAGGGACGGGGTTCCGATTGACGTAATTAAGACCATCGAGAGAACACGGCTCGGTGACTTATCAACAGAAGGGTTTGACACAACTGAATAATGTTCTATACTTTTAGGTAGACCATATCTCCCTACCGAAAAAAGGCGGGCACAAAAGTAACTAAATCATTAGTTGCTCCTGTGCCCGTCTTTTTTGTTGAGGTAGTCGTCCCCATTGGTTTTTGCAATGTTTCCAATGTACGGCTGCTTCTACAGAAGAGATGGGCGTGGAAAAACACCACATTAAAAAAAGCTGCTTGTGCCTAGTGTCAAGGCCAAGGATTCAAGCCGAAGTACACCTACCGAAAAAGGCGGTATACGGAAAAGAAGCAGTTATTAACGACACATAAAATCATTATATGGCATTTAAACCAGCATCAGGAACATTTAAGACAGTGTGGCTTCCAATGACAGCTTCAACAGCTATTTCACGAGGCACACTTGTTAGATTCGCTTCAGGAAAGATTGTTGCAGCAGTTGCAGCAACACCAGCTCTTGGCGTCATTGGTATTCTTGATAAGACAATCGCAGCAACAGATGCGGATTACGCAACTGATGCACGACTTGTTCCAGTTCTTGTACCAACAGAACGATACACAGTATGTGAAGCAGACGTTACATCAGGTCTCGTTGCAGCAGATATTGGTCTTGAGCAAGACCTTACAGACGGAGCAACCGTTGACCGAGCTGCGACAGCTGTGGACGTAGTACGATGCGTTGGAGTTCTTTCAACAACGAAGGGTCTCTTCAACGTGAAGTTTAGTGGTTCTTATTAATCTTAATCATTTTAAGTTATGGATTTATCAACAGTAAATCTCACCGATTTCGTCCGAAATGCGGAAATCTTGTGGCTTAAGGGAAAGGAGTCTTTCTCACCAGTTGCACGAGGTTCTGGTCTCGTACGTGAAGTGTCAATTCCTAACAACACAGGTAACACTCGTGAGTTTAGTGAAATTGACCTCGAACTTTACGCTAAGGTAAAGGGTGAGCGAGATGAGGCGAAGTACGCGAAGGTTCAACAGGGTTACTCAAAGACTGGTACGCTCTATCGTATTGCGTTTGCGGAAGCAATCACACACGAAATGCGTACACAGGGTAAGTACCTTGATATCCAACAGCGACTTCTTAACCTTCTTCCAACCGCAATGCGACGTATGGAGCTTGACCTCCAACATCGTCTTACGTTTGCAGGTTCGACTTCATACACCGATATGGATGGTCGTACTGTAGACACAACGGTAGGAGATGGCCTTGCACTCGCTGCAACCGCCCACACCGTACGTGGTGCCGCAACAACCTTCCGCAACATTCTTTCAGGAAACGCAGCTTTTTCAAAGTCTGCACTTGAATCAATCGAGCAGATGCGTGTTGAGAACAGCATCAACCAGTTTGGTCAGAAGGTGACTGTTAATGACGACATTCTTTGGACAACTGATAACCCAACAACTGTCAACACAGTTCGTGAGGTTCTTCAGTCAACAGCGTCTGTCGCCGACAACAAGAGCGCTGGTGTAGTAAACGTTTACCAGGCTAAATACCGACACGTTATCCTTCCACTCGTGGCAACGGATAAGAATGGTGCCGTAGATACAGCGAAAGCAACATATTGGGGAGTAGCATCTTCAATGCGTTCAGCGTTCTATCTCGGTGTACATGAGGAACCTCATGTTATCTCACCAGATGAAGGTACTGGAAAGAACGCACTTACTGATGACTGGTACTTCAACGTTCGCGCGGGTTACATGATTGTGATTCCAGCAGCGGGATGGCTCGGATTTTCAGAGGGTGACGGTACTTAATCGTCATAGTTCCAAGGAACTCCCCACTTCGTGGGGGGTTCTCGTGGGATTAATAGCATAACCAATCATATGAGAAATTCACTTGAATACACAATCCTAAACGCAGCCGCAGCTACAGGTGCTGGTGCTGTACTTAATGCACAAGATTTTAAGAACATCGTCTTTTCATTCGCAACTAATGGAGGTGGAACAGCTGCGCTCACGGTAAAGTTTGCTGGCTCTATTCAGAGCACAGTACCAGACTTTGGTGCAGCACAGTCTGTAACAAATCATTGGGACTACATTGACGTCATCGACCTTGAAGATGGTGCGTCAATTGATGGTGACACTGGTGTTGCGGTGGCAACAGCCGATGATTACCGTCTCTTTGAAGCAAACGTCAGTGCGCTCAAGTGGGTGACAGCAATTGTTACCGCTCGCACAGCTGGCTCTGTGACTGTGAAATCGAAGCTCTTTAGCGAATAACTATTATGCGAAGAACTGCTACTAAAAAGGGTGTAGATAAATCAAAAGAGAAAGAGCGTCAGCAAATTCTCGTGCAGTCAATCGCTATTGAGCAGAGTAATCTTACCGCTCTCGGTAATGCAAAAGAGGAACTTGTAAGTGAGATTTCCTCTCTCTCTGAACAGAGGGATAAAGTTCTTGAAGAGATTGGTTTATATAAAGTGAAAGCTGATGAAGGGAAGGTAGAACTTGAAAAACTACAAGCAGATGTAATTTCTGGTCAATCAGAAGTTGCGGAGCTTGCATCTGAAGTTCTTACTCTTACTAAAAAGAAAGAAGAGATAACTCGTGCATGTGCTGTATTTGTAGAAAATGCCACAAAGGAAAACACAGCTGTTATTGCTTCTCTGAACAATTCTGTCACCTCACTTGAGGAAAAGAAGGTATCACTCGAAAGAGAAATCGCTGAAAAGGAAGCTCGTGTTGCTGTACTGTCAAAGAGCGAGAATACCATCAGCGAAGAGATTGCGAATAAGACCCGTGAGAAGATAAGCGTAGATGCATCAATCGAGCATCGTATGAAAGAGCTTGCTCAAATTAACCTAAACCTCGCTTCATCAAACACACAGGCAGTTCGTGCGAAGAAAGAGCTTGATGATGTCGCTGCTAAAGTTGTGCGGATGAAAGAGGAGATTGCCTCTTTTGATAAACAGATTCAAGAAAAGACTGCTGAAATTGAAACACAAGAGGCAGAGGTCGATAAGAAACGAGAACAACTTGTTGGCCTTGTTATGCGTGAAAAGAAACTGGCTGAAAAGAGCGGTGCCATCCGTGACCTGTTTAAGATGGCTGGCATTGATATAAGTGTGTAATTATGGATAGAACTACCAAAGTAAAAGCAGACATACTCGATGACCCACTTGAGGTCAGCGTTGTTGCTGGTGGTAGTGTGTCTAATTACGCAACAATTGTCGATGAGGCGAGTGCTACAATTACCTATGTAGGGAAGGCACTTCCAGGCACCGCAACAGCAAGTGCGTTGTGGCAGGTTCAAAAGATTGATACCTCTGGCGACCTCACCATTACATGGGCAGACGGCAACGCCGACTTTGATAACGTATGGAACGACAGGGCAACGTTAATTTATTCATAACAATTAATTTATGTCATTTAGCAACGCAACCGAGACGAACTTATCAGCAAAAATCTTCACCGCAACAGCACTTCCATGGGATGCTGCAACGGAGTTTGACATTCACCTCCATACCGCAGACCCAGGAGAGGCAGGTGCATCTACTGCAAACGAAGCAACGTACACAAGCTACGCTGTGGTTACGGTAGACCGAGCAGCAACAGACTGGACAGTAGCAGGTGGTGTGACTACAAACGATAACCTTATTCAGTTCCCACAGTGTACTGGTGGTTCAAATACAATCACGCACGTTTCAATCACCCCACAAGGTTCGACTGAAATCATTGTGTCAGGTGCTTTGAACGCATCGGTGGCAGTATCTTCTGGTATTCAGCCACAGTTCGCAGCATCAGCACTCTCAATCACAATCGACTAATATGCAATACAAATGCTCACAATGTAAACTCGCAGTAATCGTTCTTCCAAACGAAGAACCAATTAAGGCATGTACTTGTGACGCACCAATTATTGCAGAAATGAAAGCAGAGGCCGTCGTACACGGAGGACTAAAAATCTAATATGGGAGTCAACAGCATAAAACAAGTAATAGACGCAGAGACACAGGGACGATTACGCAGGTATCAATGGCGTAAGGTTCCGTCCCAAGTAACCACAGCAGGGTATTGGTTTGACCTTTCTCTGTCTCCTGGGAATCCTGTGCCGAAATACTGGTTTGATGCTACTCCTCTTGTTGCAAAGAGTGTTTCCCAAAGCACTGATGGTGGTATCTGGCACGGCCCAAACACCAGCCCTGAACAGCAGTTTCTCAGAATGACTACTGCAATGAGTTCATCTGCTACAGGACTTCCGCTCCCACTTATCCTCTGTGACTACCTACTTTATTACCCCTCTATAGATGATTCGCTCACTGATGAGCAAGTCCTAGATAATACCGTTACGCTTCCACGTTACACAGACGGAAAGGGAGTTCAGGTTATTGCAGTATCAGTTGCGGGACGCACAGGTGGTCAGTCATTCTACTTTACCTACACCAATAGTGACGGAGTATCGGGAAGGACATCGCAAACAGTACAAGAAAATGCAATCGCCGCTATCGGGACTATTGCCACATCGTCTCTCTCTACGCTTAGTCAGTCTGGTAATCCATTTATTGGACTCCAATCTGGCGATAGTGGAGTGAGGAGTATCGAAAGCGTGACGATGCTCGGAGTAGACGTAGGGCTATTCTCTCTCATCTTAGTAAAGCCACTCGCCCGAACTCAGATACGAGAACAAACCGCACCAGTAGAGAAGGACTATCTTATCGAGAGTAGCGACCTCCCTAAGATAGAGGATGACGCATACCTTAGTTGGCTTACGTGTCCAAACGGTTCGCTGAACGCAGTAACATTATTCGGAGACTTACAAGTAATTTACAATTAAATATATGGCAGGTTTTTCATCACAGGACAACATCATACAAGCACTTAGTGAGGGTCGGTCTTTTAGGTACGACTTTAACAAGAGCATGAACCCTACAACCGCAGCAATTGCGGGAGAGTTCCACATGACAGCTCGTGGAAACGGGAACCCAGGGCCAGATGCTCTCTTTGATACAGGCGCAAACCTTACCTTCATTGGTGTAGAAGATGATACGACAAGTGCTTCATCTATTCCTCATGGTGGTGATGTACAGCCAACGTACCATAAGTCTCTGGCTAACCTTTCAGCCTTTACAGCGGCAGCCACCACAGCTCCTTGTGTGGCGGTACTCGTTGACCTTATTGGTTACTACCGTAAAACAACCGTCACCACGACAACCGCAGAAAATACGACTAATACGCTTGGATATGGTGATACCTTCACCGCAGATGCTGGTACAGACATCATCACGATGACCTCAACGGCGAACATTCCATCTAATATCCTTACAGGTACTCGTGTGCGACTCACTACTACCACGACTCTTCCAGCAGGACTTGCTCTTGCAACGGACTACTACGTTATCAAGGTGACAGATAGTACGTTCCAACTCGCAAGTTCATACGCAAACGCTATCGCAGGAACTGCAATCAACATCACTGACGCAGGTACGGGTACACACACAATGTCACGACTTCTTCCACGTTACACAAACGGAGCGGGAGTACAGGCAATCTTCTTTAACCCTGCTGCTACTGCACTCGGAGCAGCGACACCTAACCTCTCCCTTGTCTACACGAACAGCGCACAGACAGGTTCACGAGCCACACCAGGTGTTCAGCCAATCGGTAAGACCGCCGCTTCAAACTCACTCATTCTCTACACTGGTACAGGTTCTGGTAAGTTCAACTATCAACACCCACTCCAAGCAGGTGACGCTGGTATTGCACAGATTGACTCTATCCGAAACACAACATCATACGTTTCGGGTACATATACTGTTGCTCTTATACGTGAACTTGCTCGCGTACCTATCACCACACTTGGAGTTGCAGCAGAGCGTGACCTTGTAAACCAACTCCCATCACTCCCACGCCTTTACGATGGAGCAGCGCTCTATTGGATTATCGGTTCATCAACCACAACCCCAGCCAACGCTAACTTCTCAGGACATATCACCACAATTTGGAATTAATATGCTACTCGGTAACTACAACATCTTCCTAAAGAATCCAATCACATATGTTGGAGGGGATTCTACGTCTGGTGTTACAGGACTCCGAGCAAACTGGAACGGTGCGGGCGTCGCCCGCAACCGTTACTACGGAGAGAATTGGGTAGCGGGAGTTGCGGATAGGTGTGGAGTACCAAGCAACTACGCCTCTCCATACGCATGGAATCTTCCACCACACTCAGGTGGTATTGGCTCTAACACAGGAATACAGACAACAAGTGAACTCACCATTTCAATGGCGGGTGGTAAGGCACTTGAAGCGGCACTCTCTGGTTCGGGGAACATTACAGATGCCACTATTCAGCTTGTGGTTTCTATGGTTGCCGACCTTACTGCGTCAGGGACAATAACCAACGCTCAGGCGGTAGCTATTCTTCAGATGGTTGCTGACCTTAACGGTACAGGAAGTGTGACGGGCACACTACAAGCCCTTGGACACCTTATCGCCAGCATCACCGCAGACGCTTCAATGTCCCCAGAGATGAACGCTACCGCGAACATGGAAGCAGACATCACACCGTTTACCGAACTATCACCAGAATCCCTTGCCGCCTCGGTGTGGAACGCAA